TCTCTCCATTCCTTGTCATTCTTGTATTCTTCGCCTGTTTTTTTGTTAGTTATTTTCTCTATAATCTTATCTGGTTGTATTTCTAGCATTATGTTGTTACCTCTTTCTTAATGTTTAAATAGCTAATAGCTACGTCAAATGAGTCTGTAGTGCTTGCTTGTATTGTAAAAGACTTACCACCTTCTACTATTAGCGGTTGAGTTAATAATTCTGTTGTAACGTTTGCAGTCAAAGCTGCAGATTTTAAAGCTGTAATACTGTTGTTTGTAATTGTGACTGTAGGTGTACCTGCTGATGTAACAAGTATAGATTTAATAACATATGTTTCACTTACTAAAGGATTACCAGATCCTAATGGTGTAAGTGCTCCACCTGTTGTACTATTATCTATACCTATAAATTTATATTGATTTGCCATATTAGTTTACAAAAAAGTTAAACGCGTCAATTTCATCTTTTAATTCTTCTTGAAACGTTGAGTTTAGTTTTTCTACAATTGCATCAAGATCTCTTACTTGAGCTTCTGCTGTTTCTATATTATAATCTCGTTCAGGTCTTGTAATTACTTGTACAATTTTTGCCATTATCTTCTACCATCCGGTTGTGTGTCTAATCTAAAAGTACCTAGTTTCCAACTTTGACTAGCTGCTGTGTTTTCTATTTTCATAGCAATTGCTCTTGCTCTTGCACGTGTGTCTACTTTTGTAGTAGAGGTTGTTATATCAAAAGGTCCAAGTGGTGAACCAGTTTGTGGATCATTAGGATAGTTTTTTAATTGTAATGTAACTCTAGTAGTTCCTGTTTGTGATATGAAGTCAGGTACAAATCTTCTTATTTTCATTAAGTATTCACCATCTCCTTTAAAAGTTGCAATACCTGTTTGAGTTCCTTGAGCAGAACTTGCTTGTGTTATATCAAAATCTCCTGACGAAATGTTTGCAGTAACTGCGGTAATTACTCCGTTTTTATTTTGATCAGTTCCAATTTCGTGTTCATAATAAGTTGTCATACCTTCTGTGTTTCCAACTACATCAAAAGAATTATCATTGCCTGCATCATATTCTGTTGCATGTGGACTACCAAAAACTGCTGAGTCTTTCCACATAGTTCTAGATAAAGATCCATTTGTCCATACAGGTCTTTGAGGAGAAGAATCAAAATAATTATAGGAAACCATTCTATTTACAACAGCTGAGGAAGACGTTGGATAAAACCATACTACTTCACCAAACAAATTATTTAATCCAGCAGATATCATTTGATTACCTGACTCTATATTTATATCATCATAAACATAGTCTTCTACTAAACAAGGTAAAGACTCTAATCTACCAGCGAATCTAAAGAAACCATTCTCTGACATCCAGTACGCAGCACCATCAACTTCAACACAAGCATTCTGTCCTACAAGTCCACAGTTGGTCCCAACTTGTGCAAAGGCAAAAGTAAATGGTTGACCAACAAAACGTTGAGTGAACAATGCAGTATCAGTCCAAACATAAATTGCATCTCTACCTCTAATAGCTCCCATGATCCGTGATCCGTCGGCCAGTCTCTGTGTACCAGCTGTATTGGTCGCTGTAGGTGTATAAGTATTAATATCCTCTTGGTCCGAGAATCTAATAAACATTTCATCTTGTGTTAATGGATCACCAATAGTTGTTTCTGTTCCAAAAAATACTAAGTGTCTATCAGGAGTAGATACTAACATATGACGTGAAGATGTTGGTGCGCCAGATATAACCGTAGCTCTAGTTGCTGTTGCATTTGATGAAGAAGAGTCCCATTCAAAACAAGCGTTATTGTGAATTAAACAAATAGCTTTATCTCCAAAGTTATCTAATGACCACATACCTGGTTCAATAATTAAATCTCCTGACGCTGCTTCTCCCCATGCAACATAGTCAGTTGAATTTGTCACTGTATCTCCATCACTGTGAGATGCTGCTGTTGTTCCTGCTACACCTCTAGTACATCCTGTTAAAGTGTTACTACTAACTCCTGTATATGAAATTTCTTCAGAACCTATTATAATAAAATTAGTTCCACTGTCTGGAAACTGTGAAGCATCTGATAGTGTAATACTAGTTACTGCAGCGTTGATTGCTCCATCTAAAGTTGTTGTTACTGCTCCTGCAGCAGGACCACTCCAAGAACCTAAACCCCAACCAAAACCTTTTCCTTGAACAGATGGACCTACTGTATAATAATGTTGAATTCTAATACCTCCAGATGTGGTTGCACCACTACCTGTTTCATTTGATGGCATTGTAATTGTTATAGTTGTTGTAGAAGGCACCGATGTTATCATAAATTTTTTATCATCAAAATCTGATGCACTAAAATTAGAATTAGTTATTGTTGTAAAATTATCTAAAAGAATAATATCATTATCTGTCATATTATGTGCAGAAGGAAAAGTTATAGTAACAGTGGGAGATCCATTAGTTGTGCTGAAAGCATTAGTAAGAGTAGTTGTAGTATCTATGGGGTGTATGTCGTAGAATACTCCACCTGAATATGCATATAAAATACTGTTTGTACCTATGATTGCGTACTTTCTACCTAAGCTGTTTACAAAATGATGTAGTCCTCTGGCTGCTCCAGTTAGATCATCTGTTCCTAACTGTTTCCATCCACCTATTTTTTCAGGTGTGCCATATCTAAAACGTACATTATCACAATCTACCCATTGTGCTTCAGCAGTAGTTTCCGATATTTGTTTGTTGATGCCTGGTTGAAATCCAATTTTTTGTAACATATTTTAACCTACTCATTTTTATTAACATCACCGTGTTCTTTAGCATCACCATATTTTTCAATTGCTTCTGTAGCAAGTTTAATTAAAACAGCAGAATGTGTATAGCTATCAAACCGATTCATACGAATATAACCTTTAATAAAGAGTCTAAAACGTTCTCTCCAAGATAACTCTATGTCTAGCTCTTTTTCCTTAAAAATATAACGCATTTTCTAATCTTACCATTTAATTTATTTAAAATCAACTTTGCAATGTAGGGTGTAAACTGGGTTGTTTACCATCAAATTTATATTTTGTGTTGGGTCCATTTTGGTTTACATAATGCAAAAAAGCTTGTGCATGCCAATCTCCAGTAAAATGTTTACGAGAGTGTTCTATTTCACAACCCAAATATATACAAGCATCTCCTGGCAATAATTCAATAGGAGTATCTTTCATATAAATAGGCCATTTTGTGCCATCACTACCAAACATTATTGTTACTGAAATTTCACAAGAAGGTCTATCTGTATGAGAAGTAAGTTCAGAGTTATAAGTATATACCCTTGAAAAAGAATAAGTAGGAAATAATTTTAATTTAGTTTTATTTTCCATTAACTTTAATTTGTTATAAAGTAATGCTTCAGTAAAAGGGTCTTGATAAAACATAGTATCTCCATTATTATTTTGATTTTTATCAAACTTTGTACTGTTTTGTCGATGTCTTATAAGTATATATTTTTTAGCTAATTCAATTTCTTCTTTTGATAAAAAGTTTTTAATAACTTTGTATTTATTTTTTTCTAAAGAGCCCATGATACCACCGCATATCTTGTTCCTTTACTTACAGGTTTTACTGTATGAGGAAACATAAAATTACTTGGAAAAATAATACCTCTGTTTGGTTTTACATCAACTGTAAGTATGTCTTTTTGATAATCTAAAGATTTAAATACTAATTCACCACCTTCATAGTCATTATTTAAAAACAAAACTACAGATAAAGTTCTGGGACTTCCTGAACAATGATCAGTATGGGGTTTATAAAAACCAGAATTTTCATATTTTAAAATAGTAACTTCTGTTAGACCATTAATTTCAACAGAAGGTATATTTAATTTTTGTCTATAATTACCTATTATATTAAATATTGTTCTAGATAAAAAATTAAACCAATGTACTCCAGTTTGTGAAAGCATTCCTGGATTTAAATAAGCATTAGATACTTTTCTAATTTTAGTATCTATTTTTTGATCAATACCATTTGTAACCTTTGCTTGTTCAAACATATCAGGATTTTTTGCAATCCATTTTATAAAAGAAGATAATATTGGATAAGGCATAATTTCATCTTCAATATGAATAAGATTTTTTATTTCCATATTTTTCTAATCCAATTATGTCTTTTATATCTATCTTGAAATTTTGAAAAATAACTAAATATTTTAGAAGAATTTAATTCTACACTTTCTTTTTTAAAATACCAAGAATCTCTTTTAAAAGGAATAACTTGTACATAAGGCATCCCTTGTTTAAATTCTTTTTTAAACTCTGGATATTTATCATGATTAATTAATATTGGAAAATTTACCATTCCTTCAAATGTATCAGTATCTACAATTGCAGTTAGTATATTCCAATAATCATTTTCATTATAATGAGGAGAAGTAAATAGACAAGAATACCCTGGAGGTGTTATTATTTTCCAAGGGTTTAAAATTTTTAAAAAAGCCTGACTTCCATTTTTTTTAGAAATGTATGAGTTGTCTCCTCCTAGTTGATCGGTAGAGTGTATTTGTAAATCAGAGCTATTTAAATTATAATCTCCAAGTTTATTGTCATCTATTTGACCATCTAAAGAAAATCTAAAACCACTATCTTTTTTTTTAAGTTTTTCATTATAAATATTATATTCTATATAAAAATCTTGTGGAAGAGGTAGTATATAACCTGCTGTCATACTATCCATAAAAGGCATACAACTTTTTATACTCCTACCTTTTGAATGATGTAATACTTTAATTTTCTTATACCAATCAGGTAAACAATGGCTGGAAAGTTTAGGTTCTATTTCTTTAACATCTAAAAGATCTGGATGACATTGAAACGTTATTTTTTTCTTTCTTAAAAACATCGAAAGGTTTTTAACAAATAATTAAGGTAATTGCAAAAACTTTTTTTGAGGGTATCCTGGTTGTGCATTAAACCATTGTTGAAAAGAATTATTGGATATAGGTAAAGTTAAAGTATCTACGTCTATAGCTTCTAGTTTAGAAAGATAATCTTGCCAAATTGATAGATCTTCATTATTAGGATTTGAAGATATAAAAAGTTTTATAGAGTCTGATTGATCTGCTACTTTTGTTTTAATTTCTGCAGATTGTTCTTCTGCATTTAAATCAGCAAAAGAATAGTTAGTTGCAGTTTCAACTACTGACCCATCTTGTAATGTTATTTTTTTTTGAAGGTGTGCAACATCATCAAATAATTGATCTGAAATTTCTGCTGTTGGATAAGCAGGCCATGCTCTATTAGAAAGAGCATTTTTTTCAGCATCTGATTCTGCTAAATATTTAAGGTCACCTAATTCTGTAAAAATTGCATGTTTAGACATTATTTATTATCCATTCTCATAAATTACTAAATCTCCTGAAACACCATCACTATAATTTAAGTTATTAAAACCAGGTTGAGGAGAGTTTGCTAAATCAGTAAGACCTAAACCAGATGTCATAGGTACAACGTATCTTACGGTATCTGCAATTGTATTAGTAGCTGAAGAAAAAGACGCTGGTGCAGGAGAGTTAGAAACTGCTCCAGTAGTTCCAGGGTTACTGTTAGCATTTACTGTTGCTAGGCCACCACCATTTCCACCAGTTATATTAAATACATTTGCTAATGAAGTAGTACCACCAGCATTACCAGCATTTGCTCCATTACCAGGATGATTAGTTCCTCTATTTCCTCTAGCACCTACAGCGTAAGCTTCTGAAAAAGGTGCAGATATAGGATGAACGTAGACAGCAAAAGCACCACTGCCGCCCCCTGATCCTGATCTAGTTGGAGAAGAACCTCCACCACCACCAGCACCTGAAGCTGCATAAATAACTAGTTTGTTACTGTTGTTAGATGCTGTAAAAGTTCCTGAAGCAGGTCCGTGTCCTAATAAAGTAGGAGTCATCCCAGCACTTCCTGCTGATCCACTTGCAGCAGTTACAACTCTTCCTTGAGAATCAACAGAAATTGTTGCTGCTGTAAAATCTCCTTTTGCTACTGGTTTGATTATTTTCGGCATTTAAATTATCCTCCTATTAGTCTACCATTTCTACATAAGAAACATGAAAAGCTATATCACTGGCAGCGCCAGCTGTTACAGCTATAAGATCTGTTTCATCTAAATAGATAGGTCGGCTAATTAAATCTAATGTTGAATCTGCAGGTACAGAAATTGTACTTGCGATTTTATAATAAGTTGAACCATTGTCATTACTAATTTCTACTGTTACGTCTGCAGCATTAGTTCCGTCAATGTTTGCTAATAATATTGTGTCTATTCTTACTGCAGTTTCTGCAGGGACATCGATCATAGTCGTTCTGTTAGTATCTCCTAAAGTGCCCATAGCATTTTTAGGTGTGATCGTTGCTATATTTACAAGATTTGGTGTTGCCATTTTTTATTCTCCTTTGATATTAATACCCGAAAACCATGGAGAAGACAAGTCCTTTTCCATCCGTAGTTACAGTTTGTGTTGAACTTGATGTTGCATTAGTTACTTTTGCTCTACCTGTACCATTTGGTGCTACAGTGATATCTCCATTAGCAGCATCTGTAATAGTAACAGTTCCAGAGTTTGTTCCGCTATTTGTATCTAAAGTTAAATCGTGTGCGCCACTTGATGTGATTGTAGCCGCAGCTGAACCTGTACCAACAACAACTTCACCACTTCCTTTTGGTGATA